TGTTTTTCCTTGTCGGATCGCTTGGGCTGCGAGGTGGACAAGAACCATTGACTTTCCAGCGCCAGTAGGAGCAATAACAACTCCAAGTTCATTCTTTCCCAGTCCTCCTTTTACAATTTCATCCATCCTATCCCAGCCAGTGGAAATAGGAGCTCGGTTTATATATTCAAAACGCTTCAAAGCATCCGTATGATAATTATGTCCAAAATTATTATCTGTTCCCAATTTTAATGCATCTTGAATAACTTTTTCAATTTCATCAAATGATGAAGATTTGATAAGTTTTATTGATTGCATCATTGCCCCTTTTAAAACCTGCTTCCTGCAGAAATCTAACGCTTTATCTTTAACAAAATTTGCTTCTTCCACACCTTCAGATTTCATTATTCTTGCAAAAAAGTTCCTAACTTGAGTTGCTGCTGCGGGGTCACAATGGTTTAATTCTGTCCTTAGCACGGCCATCATGACTTCGTGATTTGGATGGGTGTTATATTTAGACCTATAATTCATAAGTGTTTCAGTGAAAATTTGTAAATATTTTAATTCGAAAAATTCTATTCTCAAAACTTCACTAATTTGGTCAAAAAATGGTCTATCTTCGAGCATAAGTTGGCACATGTTTTCTTGGAATTTTTTTCCAAACCTTAAAAATGTTTCTTGTTGATTATTGTTCATTTGTCCTCCAGTGTTTTATAATTATAACATTTTTTATTCAAAAAGTCAAAAACTTTTATCGTCTGTTTATATTTTTCATTATTCTTATTAATTCTTCAAAGTTGATGTATGATAAGTCATCTTGAAACAACATTTTTGTAAAATTTAGTTTCGAAAAATCTGCTTCAAATTGACTTAATGAATTATTTATAAAAATTCTGTTTATTGGTCTAATATTTGGGTAATAAAGTTGCATGATTTTATAATTATTTTTTACCAACTGTTCAGACTTAATAATGTTTTCATGTAATTTGAGTTTTTTTCGAGTGCTAAGACAGTTTTTAATAATCGTTTCGCAATCATATTCCTCTTCGTTATATAAGAAAGGAAACCGCTTTGCAACTGTTTTAAGCCCAACCCCAGCAACGCCGTGTAAGTTATCGCTCGGGTCTCCAGCAATGGCGCGAGCAAGGGCAAAATTGACAGGGTGAATCTTAAACTCTTCAAGAATATCTTGTTTTCCAACAATTTTGTCTTGTATGGGTCGGTAGACACTTGTTGTTTCATTGCATAATTGAAAAAAGTCCTTATCAGAGGAAATAATAATTTTATTATAAAATCCATACATTTCATGTTGTGAAACAAATGCAATAATATCATCAGCTTCTGTATAATCCACTGTAAGTTGTATAATTGGAAATTCATTCAAATACTCCATTAGTCTTATTAGTTGATATGCCTTATTCTTATCTTGTTCTTCTGGGTTTAAATCTATTAATCTACGATTAAATCGTATTGGTTTTCTTCCTTCTTTGTAATTTTTATTAATAGATCTTTTTCTCTGTGATCCTTGGTGGCCGTCCCACACAACTACAACCTCATTTGGTTCAAACTTTTTGCAAACTTTTTGCAATGATTTTATAAAACCGACACAACCCCCTATTGGGTTCCCATGCCTGTCTAGAGTTGGATTGACGACATAGTTCCTTATGAACATGTTTAGTGCATCTATAATTAAAACTGTTTTACTCATTTTTCCTCCACTAGTTCAAATTCATATGAAGCTTTTGGATAATGATATTCTATTTGATATTTTCCTACCTTGATGATAAATTTGGTCTCTTTCTCTTCCACAAGAAAACCTTCGTGTACTTTATTTTTGTCAGTGTGTTTCTGCCAAAATCTAATCTTTTTCATAATGTCCTCCTTATTATGTTTATAATATAACTTACCACTATCATTTTGTCAAATAATTAAAGAAAAAACCCCGCATCCAAAAGGATGCGGGGGATAGTGGCTCTATCAATACCGTTTATTCTTTGTCAACATTAAAGTTCTTACCTTCTGTATCGAACTTTTTAATTATCTCTTCGTCCATGATTTCAAAGACTAGGGATTTAAATTTTTGATCCTTTAGTTTATCCACCCAAGTGGAAGATCTGAACTTTATCTCCTTACCCTTAGAGTCAGTAAGGTAGTACCAACCTCCTCCTACCCGAAAACGATCGGATTGAGATAAACGTAGGGCTTCAAGCCACGATTCCTCGTCTTGGATCCGTGCCTCTCCACCCCACAGGATTTTGAACCCACAAGTTCTTCCTTCCGTACCAAATCTCGATTTTTGAATCTTGACTTTTACTTCAGAACCAATTCGTAAACCAGTATCATCAGTAACGTATCCTGCTTTAGCCTTTCGCTTTGTTAACCAAATACGTTGGGAGCAGAAATACTCAATCGCCTTACCACCCGGTGCAATATGCGGGGTAGTCATTGCTTCTGCAACATTGTTAGTGATGTTGGTCTTGAGTTGATTGATCAAGATCATCGTGCACTGTTGATTAGCAAGTGGGATTGTTAGTTTCGGAAAAGCCTTTGCAAAAATGCGAGGCTTAACTGCCATAGTAGATTGAGGATTAAAGTCTGATTCTATTTCTTTTTCAGAAGAAGTAGCAGCGATGCTGTCCCAGATGAATAAAAATTGAGTCTCAGGGTATTCCCCCATCAAGTCCTCGATTGTCTCGAGAACCTTCTCTACAGAGACAGCCTGTATGTACAGGAGTTCATCCGTATTAACTCCGGCAGTCGTAAGAAACTGTGGATCAATAGCACTTTCAGCATCAAAGTAAACCACAGTGTGGCCCATCTTCTGAGCATTGGCGGCTATCTGAACTGCCATAAAAGATTTGCCGGCTGATGAAAGCCCAGCAATCTCAGTGATTTTCCCAACGGGAATACCACCATACTTTCCCCTAACTGTAATAGAGTCAAGCCACCTAGATCCAGTAGGGATCCAAGTCTTTACTTCCGTAGGATTATCCTGACGGAGATCGTGTGCAATGTCAATTCCAACTTGTTTATTAACAAATTTCTTCATCGCACTAATATCTATTTTTCCCGGTTTTGATTTGCTCATTTTAATTACTTTCCCCAATGTTATCTCCTATAATTAGAAAGTGCCACCCTTTTAAACCTAGGGCGGGTGGCGGTACCCTTCAACAAGGAGGAGGACTACGGTTTATTCGTTATTCATGAATTTATCAAAAGCGTCGTCGATTCCGGTTTTATTTTTTGAATATTTTGTTGTCTCACTTGAGTTGTTCTCAGATGACGAGTCAGAAGATAAATAATCATCTAAAAGGGCCTGCACATCATCTGTTGTTTTTCTATCAAAAAGAGAACCTATATCAGGCACAGAATTCAGTAATTCATCACAATCTGAGACTGCTTCATCACACAAAACGCTCGGTCGACGACGAGGTTTTAAGGTGGTCTTAGGGAAGGACCCCGGAGTTCCGGGCACATCATAGTTCAGAACAATATCTGTTCCGGTTTCAGGATCCGTCACATCACCATAGTCAGGGTCGAGGACATAACCCAGCAAGGTTTCGTACGCGGTCTTCCCATAAGACCAAATCTTTACTCCTTCGGTTTCCTTGCCTCGAACGATAATCGGAGAATAATAACGTTTACGAACAAAAAGTTTCTTCGCTTCACTCTTGAGAGTTGCGTCATCGTTTTCAACACCCTGCTTCCAGAGTTTTGATGCAAAATTGCAAATTGGACAATCTTCACCATGATTTCGTTTTGGGCACATAATCCCGGGATTTTTACCTACATTATAATGAAAGTGAAATTCCTTAAACGGATCTCCATCTTCTGTAGGTAGAATACGAATGGTTTGGTCTCCTTGAGTTGGTCGCCATTTCGTATTATTAGTTTGACCTTTGTTACCAGTTTTAGATGCATTAAGTTTGGCTCGCATCGCTTCAATATTTATAGCCATAGTAGTTCTCCTTGTGATCGCTATGTTTTAAGGTGAGCAGGGTTTCAACCATACTCCCGGTTTATTCTAAGTTGTGTAAATCAACTCATAGTTATAATATAACACGTATTTTAAACCGTGTCAAGAAAAAGAACATTTTTTTATGGAAAATGAACAAAAACCATCCAGCGCAATGTTTAAACTGAAATAGTTACATTGCTTACTGTAGAGGACAAATCTCCAATCAACGTGTTATAGTTGAAAGTTCTATATTGTTTACGGTCTAAATCCCAAACAGTTTCATATCCTTTTTTCAATGAGCGGCTTCTCTTGAATCTACTAGTAATAGAAGACGGAAAGTCAGACACTTTGACAAACCTCATTTGTCGTTGAAATCCAGATTGATTTTTGAAAGTTCCAGTATAGACTGTGAATTGTTGTGTGATGTTCATAATTCCTCCTTATAATTTTGATTTTATTGAACACATATAATATAACCCGTTAAGGTTACGTTGTCAAGTATTTTTATATTTTTTCTTGAATAAAATACCAAAACCAAGTGAATGCAAAGACGAATGCAATTGTTCCGAGAATTAATCCCATGTCAATCACTTTCTTCAACAGCAGTTTCTGTTGATGTGTCTTTTTCTTCTTCTTTTTCGCCACACCCAATAATGGTGAGCAACATTAAACTAAGCATGTTATCTCCTTGCTTTTTATTATGTTTATAATATAACCTGTTAAGATTATGTTGTCAAGTTATTTCTTGAATAAAATGAGTATAGTGTTTGGTGTAGTAGTAACTATCTGCTTCTTCTGTCGACCAAATTGCAAATGAAGTTTCTCTATTGGAGCCCTTATTCTGTTTTACCATTGACTTAACATTTGGTAAAACAGAAATATCATTTAGGAGCTCTTCTTCATTTATGTTTATAATATAACTTGTTTCTGTGATGTTGTCAAGTGAAAAGAACAACTTTTCTTCATTTTCCTCAAAAATACCCCAACCTATTGTAGAAATTCTACTTATTTCTTTTAATTCTTGTCTAGCGTCATAATCTGGTTCTACATTTGCACAATAATTTAAAGTGTGTATAACGGTGTAAACAAACTCATTTACTTTATCGAAGTAACTCAAAACAGTTCCATGACCAACGTGATCTAGTAGAATTTTATTATCTAACAAAATTAATTCTTCAATCAACCCAGATCTGGTATATTCCTGCAGGACATTGAAGTGTACCTTGTTTCTTTTCTTTTCTTTTAAGGATGAAAACTCTAAATCCGGATAAATATAGACAACCTTCATTTTGACGCCTCTCAGGCCCTCTAGAATGCGTAATGTCGCACCAGCAACCTTACCACTCCCGCAGACGAATAGAATGCCTCTAGAGGCGGATTTGATCGCTTTCTTGCGCGGTTTATAATTGATTGAATCATATTCTTCAACAGTTGAAAACTTCTTTATCGTTTTTCCTTCATCTATGAGTTCAACATGATATTGTTCTTGTTGTTTAAATAATTGGGCGATCTTACAGCCAGCGTTTCCTAATCCTACAATCAGCATTTTTCCTCCAATTTCATTATTTCATCTCCAAAAAGATAATATGTGTGCCCATTTACCAAAACACCGTAGACCTGCATTGAATCAAACCTTCCCGAATCATCACAAATAACACCAATCTCCCCGCCACTTAGATCAACGACTGCTTGGATAGATTGTACTTTTGGGAGTACAATAACCAAATCTCCTTCTTTTAACTCCATTTAAAGTCCTTGAGGTCTTTGAGATTTAAACCTATTTTACAATTTGAAACAAAACTTCCTAATTTTGTGTCTTCAAAAATTTCTTTCAATTGCGGAATAAGATGGCGATCATTCCGATGAAGATCGATAATAACACAATCGTGTATAGTAAAGGCGACATAACTTTTCCTATCTCTCAAAAATCTTTCGATTTTGTTGACTCGATCGAGGCAATTATCGGAGGAAGCTGATTGTAACAAATAATTGAGGGCGTGAAATCGATCGCAACTTGTCCTTCTACCAAACGGGGTCCGTATTTCTTTTTGTTCTTCGCAATAATGCTTTTCGACGAGAGCGTCTTTGCTATAGAATTCAGAATCGATAGTTTTGTTTTCCGAATTGTAGAGCCATGCGAAAAATTTTTGTTTTGCTTTTGCTCTGCTAATATCTTCTTTAAATATGTTTTTGATGTTCCACTCATGTATATCCTCCTGAGGTTGTTCTTGTCCCATTAGGGAAATCATTGTTCTTATCTCTGCTGCATTAAAATCTAACTCCACGAAACAGTCCCACTTAGGTTCGACAATGTCTCTTATTTCACTTTTAAGATTCATTATTGGAAAACTTCCAGTTTTTGTTGTAAGCCTGCCTGTTACGCTACCAAAAAGATCATAATTGACCGTTGGGTGCGGATTATTTTGAATCCACTTAAGTAAATTCTTAGCTTT